CGCGATGGCTACCTGAAATGGTTCGAGGCACTGCGTGTTGCTGCCGAAGCCAATAGAGCATCGCAGGGAGAGGAATCAGCTCCATGAAGGACTTCAAGGATCACCACGACCTGTTCGAAAAGGTTGGCGAGCAATACCTGCACCCGAAGTATTGGGGCGAGAGCATCTGGCCCGTCAGCGTCGAAGACCTTTATCAGGCGTTCAAGGCTCGGATGCTGGAAGAACAGGCTGCGTCCGCTCCGGAAACGAGAACAGAGTGCCCGTTTTGCTTGGACGGGTTCGTTGCTGAGGACGGACTCCACAGTTTGGCGGGCGGCGTGAGTGCGCGATGTATCTCGCAGAACCGGGGAGCGAATACATGAGAGTGTGGATCGACTGCGAGTTCAACGAGTTCAAGGGCGACCTGATCTCGATGGCGCTCGTCTCGGAAGACGGTCGGGAATGGTACTGCGTGCTCCCTTGCGAAAAACCCGGCGCATGGGTCGCGCAGCACGTCATGCCGATCCTCGGGAAACAACCGATTGGCCGCGCGGCGTTCTCGCGGTCTCTGTACCTCTGGCTAGCGCACTACGACGCTGTGCATGTGATCGCTGATTGGCCCGAGGATATCGCTCACTTCTGCCAGTCGCTGATCACCGGGCCTGGCGAGCGAATCAACACGCCGGCGCTGACGATGGAGATCCGGCGCGACCTTGATCTGATCCCGTCCGCAGTCCCACACAACGCCCTCCACGACGCTCGAGCGATCCGAGCGTCGCATATCGGGCTCGAGATCGAGCGAGCTGGGCAGAGAACCTGAGCGTGACGTTTTTGGATACACCACCAGTGGGGCTAACCGTGATGCAAGCACGGGGCAAAGTCATTCGAGCCGAAGTCTTCTGCGAGAGACGAGGCCATTGCAGACCCGAGCGAAGATGCTCGGACACCTGGCGCGCTCGCAGTGCCGCCCCCAATACCGCAGCCACTCCCGGCGTAGGGTGCTCCCTCGCCGGGGGCTGGCCAGGTCTGCGTCGAGGAGAAAGTCGGTGAGATATCGGAAGCGACCAATCGAGGTCGATGCGATTCGATGGCTTGGCGGTCCTTGGGCCTGCCTAGATGACTTCTGCGGGCACAACTGGGGCCGCGCTGACGCCAAGGAGGTCGAGTACAACTGGGACGATCAGGAACAAGTGGTCGTCTGGAACACGAAGGAAAGGCAGTGGCTGGCAGTGCCACTAGGCCACTGGATCATTCGCGGCGTCGATGGCGAGCTGTACGCATGCGATCCGGATGTGTTCGCGCGCACGTACGAGAGCATCGGATAGTTGATCAGTAAGTCGGAGAACAACATGAAATTCCAAGTACAGATGAAAGACCCGGATGTGCTGATCGACGCAATCCAGGAAGCCGTCAAGGCAGACGTGAGCAAGTCGATCACCGACCCGGATGAGATCGAAGCGCTCACCGAGTTACGCACGGAGCGCCTGCAGGAGCTGTGCGGCAAGTGGTGGCGATACGGTGAATACCTAACCGTCGAAGTGGACAGCGACGCCGGCACCTGCGTTGTCGTGCCGTCACGCTCATAGCGGAAGAGTTACATGCAAACAATAATTTCAGCATTACTACTCGGTGCCGGCATCTACCTAGCCGGCCTGATGATCGGCATCGGGATCGAGACCGGATGCAAGCGGCTCGCCGAAGCTCTGCGCATGGCGCCATTCAGGAAGTAGCAATGGAAAAGCTAACCGCCTACAACCTCTACGCCCGCAACGAGCGGGGCTCGAATGTACCCATGCCGCCGGATGGCGAGGCTCGGGACGTGTACCTGGCGATCGAGGTAGAGGAGCTGCAGCGACAGCTCGCTATGGCGCTCGACGCCGCAGCCAAGGGCGACAAGGCGCGCAGTGAGGCGGCGTGGATGCAAGAGAGGATTGAGGAGCTGGAGAAGGCGCTGCGCGAGATTCAGGAGTGCCCATTGTGCTGCGACAGCATTACTACCGGTTGCCACGGGCGCAGGGTTCATGAGATCGCGAGCCGAGTACTAATGGGGAGCTGACGATGGGTTATTTCAGTAACGGAACAGAGGGCATGTGCTACGAAGAGGACTACTGCTCTCGTTGCATCCACAACAATAAGGACGGCCCGTACTGCCCGGTGTGGACCTTGCACATGCTGCACAACTACGACGAGTGCAACAAGCCTGACAGTTTTCTGCACATGCTGATTCCACGTAGCAACGACGGGCTCGTGAACGAGCAGTGCCGCATGTTTGTGCCAGCCCATGGCAAGAAAGTGAAGCAGCCATGAAGCCCGAAAGTTTGCTCGATAGAGCATTGCGAGTCGGAGAGCGTCGAGAACGGATGCTACGAGAAGACCTCAAGTATGACCCGATCGAGGCAGCCGAGAAGGCGATCGATTATCGCGTCGGTTGGTATGCGGGTTACATGGCTGCCAAGCGTGATGCCAAGAACAGCAGCGAGTGACAGACGTGATGCAGGGGCAGTTGCCAGTGACTGTTAGCTACAAACCGTGCTGGGCGCGTTGGCCTGCGAGAATCCCAGCGCTTCTCTGAATTGCTGACCGGAGTATCTGATGGGTTACAACACAACAGTCGTGGTGATGAATGACGCACTGTCGTTCATCGAGAAAGATCCTGAGTTCGACAAGAACCTCGCCCGCGCGATCATGGAGGCGCAGCGTGGTAAGCCGGTTGATGTCGCCGCTAGGCATGCCAATGGGATCCACTGTAACGCCGCTACGGTGATCGAATCGCACCACGCCAGCCACGACGAGTGGGTCAAGGTAGGCGGCAATACCGGCAGCGTGATCCCATGGGAGGATCGCTTTGAAGCAGAGGACGCCATCAGGCGGAGAAACAAGCGTGAAGCAAAGAAGCGAGCTGCCCAGACCTAGCACGATGAGCGTTGTCCAAATCCCAAAGCTCTACACCGATGCCGAGGCGGCTGTGCCGCTTCGCTGCTCGGAGGAGACCGTCGCTAGGTTGCGTAGACGCAAGCTGCTGGGGTTTACTCGCGTCGGAAAGAAGGTCTTCACGACCGACCAAGATATCGATGAGTACCTGCGGAGCCAGAGATGCATTGCTACCTTGACAAGAGAGAAGGCAGCCCAAACTGGTACATCTACGAATACGACCCCGCCACCGGACAATGCCCACGCTTTAGCACTCGCACGGCAGATCGCGCAGCCGCGGAGAAGAAGCTCGCGGAGCACATCCTCAAACTCCCCCAGCGGAAGCTGATCAATGACGCGACGGTCGTTTGGGTGCTGTTGCGCTATTGGGAGCACTACGCGAAGGACACCTTCGCCAGCGACACAGTGCGTCGTGTGATGGGGCTGGTTGCCGAGCACGAGCCGACCACCCGCGTCTACGACTGGCCGATCGGGAAGCAGAAAGAGTTTGCGGCAAAGCTCGCAACAAAGGGCAGTACCCAGCGCCGCTATTGGGGCGTTGTGCGTGCCGCTATCCAGTGGGCAGTTGACGGCGGCGAGCTTCCGTCGCTGCCCGCGCTGATGAAGATTCAGGCGACCGATGGCGAGGGCGTCGCGCCCTTCTCCATCGAGCAGCTCAAGCGTCTAGCGGAGGGCTGCGTACACGAGCACGAGCGTAGATTTTTCCTACTGATGGTGTCCACAGCTCCGCGGCCTGGGGCCACGCTGGATCTAACCTGGGATCGCATCAATGCAGAAACCGGCGTCGTCGACTACGTGGTGCCTGGCCGGAAGCTGACGAAGAAGCGTCGAGCGAAATCGCCTCTGTGCACCCCTGCCCTCGCCTACTTCAACGATCGCCGATCGATCGGCCCAGTCATCCAGTGGAACGGCCGCCAGCTCGCCGGCCACAAGATGACGTTCGGCCGGATCGCTACGCGAGCGAAGGTTGCAGGGACCGCATACGGGATCCGCAAAGCGGTCTCGATTTGGCTGCGGCGTGAGAGCGTCCACGAATGGGACATCAAGGGCATGCTGGGACACGCCATAGGCGGCGAGACCGAGCGCTACGCCCACTACCGCCCTGAGTACATGCGTGCCGCGGCGGACTCGGTAGAGCGTCTGCTGAGAGAAATTAGACCGAGCTGGCTTGCCAGTTACTTGCCAGTCGACGTTCCACGTGAATCCAAGTTGTTGATTGTTGGTGGGCGCGACAGGGATCGAACCTGTGACCCCTACCATGTCAAGGATCAGCTACTTGAGTCTTTTCAGAGACTTAAGCCGGCTAATGACGACTAGTGGCGACGCATGATATCAAAGACTTATGCGATGTCACTTGCCAGTTACTTGCCAGTGGCACCCATGAGGTAAGAGATGGTCAGTGAGTGGCAACCGATAGGAACCGCGCCGCACGGCGGGCCGGTGCTGGCGTGGGCGCCCAATTGGGAATTGCCTACCTGGATCGTGTGGCACGAGAGGCACCCTCGAACCGAGCGCTCTGGGTGGGACTGGTGGGGCGAGGCGGATGGATGGTATGAGCTGGCGAACGAGTCAAAGCCGACGCACTGGTTGCCGTTACCAGCAACACCTCCTCTGAACGGGGATGACGATGGCAACCGATGAAATGGTGCGGGTGTTTCAGATGGATGCGCAGCGATACAAGGCCGAGGCCGATAAGCTCGGCGCATTGATCGCGGAGCACAACAGCGGATGCGTTATGGCCTGCGAGGCGCGCGGCGACTGCAGGCCCTATACAAGTCGCGGGCGGAAGTGTCCGGATTGTCCGAAGGATTGGATGATTGAGTTACCAGCGGATCAGGAGGGCGGTGAGCATGAATGAGGCCACAAAAGAGAAGGTCGAGCACCTTCGGCACTTGCGTGTGCTGTTGAAGTCAGGCGACTACGACGGCGTAACGATCATGCATGCATGGATCGCGATCGAAGAGTATGCCGACCTGCTGGAAAGAACAGCCCACAACACAAAAGCGAGCTGTAGGTAACGTTTGACGTTAGTAACGCATGTCGTTACTATACGTCCATGATAAAGGGCTTCCGCTGCAAAGAGACGGCCGCGATCTACGAGGAGCGGTTCTCCCGGAAGCTGCCCAAGTCCATCCAACAGCGTGCGCTCGTGAAACTGCAGCAGTTGGACGCCGCTGGCGACCTAAAGGACTTGCGGATCCCGCCTAGCAACCAGCTCGAAGCGCTCAAGGGCGACCGCCTGGGGCAATGGAGCATTCGCATCAATCAGCAGTGGAGGCTCTGTTTCCGTTGGGAAAGCGGGAACGCTTACGACGTGGAGATAGTTGACTATCATTGATGGAGCAAGATATGGCCGCAAAGCTGAAGCCTGCGCATCCGGGCGCAATACTGCGAGAGGAGTTCATAGACGCCCTTGGCCTGACCCCGTACAAGGTCGCCAAGGCCATCCATGTGCCGCTTCCGCGGCTGAACGACATCGTATTGGAGAAGCGCGGCATTTCGCCTGAAATGGCCTTGCGCCTGTCAGCGTACTTCGGCACCACGGAGCAGTTCTGGATCAACCTCCAGGCCGACTATGAGCGCAGGATCGCCAAGGCGAAGCTCGCGAAGGAACTCAGCCAAATTGAGCCGCTGAGAGCAGCTTGAACCAGCCGGAGCGATGAAATCCGCCGATGACCTCACCCTCGCCGAAGCGGTTGACCTGATCGTCTACGGCGCGAACTGCAGGGCCTGCAAGGAAACCAGGCAGATTGATCTGCATCAGCTATTGGAGCGCTTCGGGCCGGATTTCATCGTCTATAAAATTCTGCCCAAGTTGCGGTGCACTAAGTGCGGGTCTCGGCAGATCATCTGCGTCACACTATGGAAGGAAGCCGCGACGACAGAGCGGCTGATGGAGCATTGGATCAGTCCTCAGCGCTCCACACCTGATCCTGGCGCTTGAGGAACTTCGGCCACTCGATCTCGCGGGTGAAGCTGCGCTCCTCAATGAGCACGTGATTGGTCGGCTGCGCAGTGATCCGGCCGTTGTCCAGGGCGACGAAGAAGAATTCTTTGCTTTGCTCAGGATAGGCCGAGAACGCATCGCCGATCGGCACCGCGGTGAACAGGTACTGTCCATCGTGCTCGCTCTTGTCCCTTAGCCTCACCCTGGCGTTCACGGAACAAAGATAGGGGTACTCAATGGTGGAGAACTCCCAGCCGTAGGCGTCCCAGGTTGCTGCCTGCGATGGCGTCCACGGCGTGTCGGTCTCACGCATCGCGATCTGATGCAGCGGGACGTTGCGGTAAACCGCCCCGCATTCGAGCAGCACGTGGCAGCCCCAGGCCCGGCCGGGGTACGAGGTGAGGCCGAACCAGACAGCCTTGAGCCAGCCGTGGGTGCCTATGGCGTTGGGCTCGATGAGAACGTAATGGTGCCGTGGCAGGCTACCTGCGTGCGCGTAGATCATGAGCCCTGACCAGAACGATCGCGTTCTGGCGCGAGCTGGCCGATCACGTAATCGAGGGTGCGCTTTGCGCGCTCCATCTCAAACAGCAGCTGTGCCCGAGTCAGGTCAGGATGTGGGTCGCAATAGTCCCGTGCAGATTTCAGGTGGTCGATCAGATCACTCATGCAGCCTTCCTGGACCGTAGCCACCTCAAGAAATCTGCCCCCTCCTCCGGGCTCCACCACACCTTGATCATGTCCGGATGACTCTCCGGCAACCGTGGGTTGACCGTCGTCACGCAGGCCGGACCGAACGACAGATCTCGGAATCCCTTCTCTTTCGCGTAGCGGTCGTAGACCTTGTAGCTCGCGACCTTCATTAAATGGATCACGAACTGCTCGGCTGGATCCTTCCACACGTTGTATCCCGATTCGTGCTTGTGGCCGGCGACAAAGATATGGTCACGCACGCCGAACATCGCCGCTTTGGTCGCGCCGTGGGCTGAGTTGTATTGCGAGGAGCCGGCGAAATCGTGCCGGCAGTTGATACGCACCGATCGCCCGTTTGGGAAGTTGAGCGCAAGCCTGACCTGGCTGTCCTTGTAGAGCGTCCCGGTCTGCTTCGCGATCCAGTTCAGGGGATCGCCAGCACCAGACCATGCATCATGATTCCCGCCGACCATATAGAGCCACCGGGCCGACTTCACGAACCACTCGCCTAGCATCCATGCCTGCTTGGCAGTCGTCCCCTGCTGGCTGTACAGATGCGCAAGACGGCCGATCCAGTTATTCGTGCTGTCTCCGACATTCGCTCCCCACAAGCCGTCTACGTCGCGCGTAAGCTTCGCATGCGACTCGAGCAAAGCTATGTCCGTGCCGTCATCGTCCACATGGGGATCGCCGAAGTGCAGGATGCCGATCGGACCGTCCAGGTTCACGCGAACCTGAATCAGCCGATGCGCTTCCTCATACGCGCGCTTCGCCTCAAACTGCCGCTTTCGGTGCTTTACCAGCTCCTCTACGGGCAAGTCGACGTCCGGCAGATCCGCTATCGTGAACGGCTGCGAACGCCTCCGCACGAAGCGTTGCAGGGTTGTCGGGTTGAGACCGAGTTCCATAGCCGCTTCAGTGCAATTACCGCCGAAGCGCTCGATAGCTGCAATCCGCATCTCGTCAGTGATCTCTCGGCGATTAGCTCCCACGAGTCACCTTTATCCCAACCTTGCGACGTTGGCGGCGGGTCAGCTTCTCGCTCATCGTCCAGCGCTCTTGCAGGCCGTTCTTGTTCCAGCGGTAACGCAGCCGGTGAACCAATCCACACTCACAGCAGGCGTGATGTGTAAACCGTCCTACCTGGACCCATGCATCGCTGGCGTCCTGATATTCGTCGTCCTTCACGGGAACTACGCACGCGCTGCGGAGATAATGAGGTCCAATATCCGCTCGACTTTCACCCGCTGATCAGGCTCCAGGAGCCCATCGCCAACCTTGGCTTGCAGCTCCGCCACCACCAGGGACACCAGCGCATCAGCGAGCACGCGATCGGCAGGAGACAGCGAGAGCTTGTTCAGCTCACCGCCTACGACCTCCTCCAAAGCCAGCAGCGTTACAGCCTCGCCAGAGGCGAGCGCCTTGAGATCGGTCGCAATGCGGACGATGGTATCCCGAGTGTTCGGACGGCTCGATTGCTCGACGATCTTAGCGGTGGCGTATTGGACGGCGATACCGACAAGAGTTTCATCGCGCGCGGAGGGATTGGATGAGCAGCCGGATAAAAGTAGCGCCGAAAGTATGAACACTACAACAACGTTAGCTAGCATTTGAAACGTCCTTCTGAGAGTTGAGAAAGCCACAGACAGCGGTGCCTACGCCGAGCACGACCGTGACCCAGCCGTATTGCTCGGCAGAGAGGAGAGACTGCAGTTGACCGCTCGCCTGGAGCGTCCCGCAGATGATCGAAATGACGCCGATCGCCTTCGTCTTGTGGTTGGTGATGAGAGTGTTCAAGGCCATTCTCCCGTGCGAACCATTTCAGAAATCGTCACTGCCCTACCCTTCACTTGCTGAGCCCACTTGCTGTCCAGCAGTTCGTGGGCCGCGTGTGTGTAGCGACCCTCATTCATGAAGCCGATGAACTTCTTGAAGCCAGCGAAGCGGGTAGGACCAAGATTGAATAGAAGCTCTACGACTGCGTTCTGGCGCACGGGATCAAGCTTCGAGAACCACGGATACTTGAGCGCCTGCGTAGCGCAGTCGTTGATGTCGTTGTCTAACAGGTACCGTATCTCGTCCTCTGAGAGACCCTTCCCTGCCAAGTTCCGGCCCACGCCAACGGTCGGCAGGCCGCGAACGAACGTCCCCTCGCCTATCGGACGACCAGTTACATCGTCGTACACGAATGGCCGATTGCCTTCATGCTTGGCGAGCTGCGCTCTCAAGCGCTCGCGGTCGATCACGAACTGCTACCTATGTGCAGGAGCTTCGACACCCATGCGCCGAGGACACCGGCGAGAGTCGCGGCGATTGATCCCACCGCTATCAGCATTCGTATGCCGCCCTTGCTCTGGGCGATCGCATTTACAAGCACGTCTACCTTGTCCTCGATGCGCTTTAGACGCTCTTCCTGTGCGTCTGCCCTGGCTTCGAGAGCGCCTACATCCCGCTGCAGATCGTTCATCTCCCACCCGCAGTTAACAGAACGAGGAGCAATGCAGTAGCGCCTGGGCGAGAAATATTTGTAGGTTTCATCGACTCGATCTACAGTTGACTCGCCAACAAAACAGCGGGAATGGAAAACATGGAATGCACACTGGCAACCCTCATCGCATGCTTCTCTTGGGGTGGTTTCTACGTCGACACGGAGATGTCCTATCAGGACCGCGCCGTGCCGTATCACTACTGGAAAAACGTCAGCCCGCGGCCGAGATCGGGCGTCATCGAAACGGCCTTCGTTTCAACGATTAGCTACGAGCAGGAAAGTCCGTATATGCGCAACGCGATCGGCTATCAGCTGAAGTTCAGGTCTGTTGACCTGTCAGCAGAGTTATTCCATGACAGCAGCATGAAGTCGGACAAGGATCGCGGCGTTAACGGCGTTGGAATCAGGGCGCGCTGGTTTCCGTTTCGCGCTAGGCGTTGACCACACATTGGAATGTGAATGAGCCGCTGGCCATTACTGTGCCGCTGGCCGCGGCGCGAATTTCAATTGTGTAAGTTCCCTGGGTCGTTCCAGTTCCAGTTCTGGTTAAGCCCCACTGGCGATTGCTAGATAGAGCAAGCCAGCTGCCAGTTGTGTCACTTCCGACTTCATTCGGAGATGTGCCACTCGTAACCGTTAGCCTAATCTCATAAGGCGAACCAACAGATGCCGGCTGGTCCTGATAGTACCCAGCCCAAGCGGGCTTTCGATCTACTGTGGCATTGCCGTTGGATGTTGATTCGCTGGTCGTGTCCACGTCTCCAACACTATTAAATCTGAACCGAAACGTCGCAGTGCCTCCGCCGGTCGTGTTCGCGTTGTATGTGCCGTTAGGAGGAAGCTGAATACTCCTCCCACGCGCTACCAGTGCCCCTAACGCGCCACTCATGACAGCCCGGTACCGCTAATGCACCAGTTGGTAGAGTTGATCTTTACGGCAGATGCAATGCCGTTAGATGCAAGCGTGCGCGAACCTGTCGACCCAGCGCCTGCGAGAGTCAGTGTGTCAGACGTGATTGCAATCGTGACGTTGTTCGAGGTGAAATTTACGAACGTGAGGACCGTTCCCACAGGGAATGCCACAGATGCATTAGCTGGAATCGTCCATGTGTATGGACCCGCTCCCTGGCTATATATCTGCTTTCCCGCATCAGCGAGGACACAGGTGTAATTGCCGTTCTGAACGTTCTGCGGAATGCCCTTGAAGCCAGTCTCAGCTGCCGACGAGTTAGCCGTGGTGATGACGCCCGTGCGAGAGAACCTGAGCAACGTGGTGAAAGAGTTCTCTGCGTCGTTGACCGCTAACAGCGCCAGTTCTTCGTTATCTTGGTCGATGAGCCACTTACCGTTGTTGGCGGATGCATCTGACTGAATAAGCCAGAGCGAGGCGGCGTTTTTGGTAAGGCGCAACTCAGGGATATTCAGATTTTGCGGGTTTAGCAAAATCCAATCATCAGCGCCTGAATCAAGCATAAGCAGTGCGGGGATGCCGGCGACGAGATCCCCGGATACGAGCGCGTCCCCATCCGCCTTCTGGATGTCGAGCGCGCCCAGGCTGTTGATGTTGAGCGTAGCTGCGCCGGTGTTGTTGGCGGCTGGCGTGAATACCACCAGCATCCCGGCCGAATACGCCGTCAGCGCCGGCGTCATCGTACCGGTGATCGTGTTTGTGCCGGCTACCGGACCACCCAGCACCTTGACTCGATTGATCTGCGCTTCGACGGCAACGGACGCCATCATTTCGCGCATGGTGTTGTTGACCGCGGACGGCGCCATGCCTTCGGGGGCGCCAGTAGGCGGGGAACTGTTGTTGTCAGCAGCCGTTGTAGCCCATTGCTGGACAGTCATTTAGAATCGACCTCAAATGAAGAAAGCCGCAATCACTCTCGTGTGCGGCCTGATCTGTGTCGGGATCGGGACAATCAATATCTGGCTGGGGATCCTGTCCCTGCCGATACTCTGGGAGCTGTCAAACTCACTGACTGAGTAAGCCTTCCGTACCGAAGGCAAGCCCCATGGCTGCTTGCGGCATGGGCTGCATCCCTGGCTGGGTCAGTACTCTCTGACCTGCATTCGACAGCAAGCCCGCCCTCACCGCTTGGCGAAGGAAAGGATAGAGCAGATACGACGGCTCCCGAGATAGAGCTGCGGTCCCAGCGCCGAGGATAACGTCCGTATTTCGGACAGATCCGCTGTCGAGGACGAGCTTTGCTGCTTTTGGGAAGGCAGTCGCGAACTCCGCGACCTTCTTTGCTTCTCCGGAGAGGGGCTTGCCCTTGGCCAGCTGCGTTGCCAGCTTCGTAGCATTGAAGCTGCCCGTCTGTGGGTTGAGCGCGCCTTCCGCGGTATACGACTTTGCAATCAGCTGGCGAGCCTGTCGGAACTCCTTTAGGAGCTTCGCCGAGTCCTCGCCTCGCCTCGCGAGGCTGCGCTCGATCGCACCCTCCATCGCTCCAGAGATTTCCCGATATGCCTTTCCGAGTGCCTTATCGCCCTGTCCATAAGCAGTAGATGCCTTGTCACGCAGGATCGCGATCGCGTCCATAGCAGAATCAGAATCGAACGAGGGCTTACGGACCGCTTCAACGGCATCCAGGATGTCGGTGCGAGCCAAGTCCGGGAAGTCCTTTGCAGCGCCTCGATATTGGCTCGTGATCGCATCCAGCGCCTTCCCATACTCCGCATCCGCGCGCATCGTGCCGACGCTTCGCAGCGCCTTATAGGGGCCAGCGGCTTGCGAACGGAGTGCAGGCAGCACGTCCTCGGACATCTGCGTAGCTGCATTCAGGCCGAGAGAGCGCTTCATCAGCGTATCTGTCACGGCCTGATTCGCGAGAGATGCATCCTGTTCAGTTGCGATCTTGCCACCGACACTCTCCAGCACCTTGTTCGTTCTGCTCGGATTGATGGTCGCCGGAGGGACGACATACTTTTGAGCAGGGCGAAGCACAGAAGGATCGTTCGTCTGCTGATACTTCGCGAAGGACTCGGAAGTGTAGTCGGTAGGCGCGTACCCGCGTTGCTGTGCTTGAGAGAACTGCAAAGCACTCGGCGACAGATTCTTGGCGATGAATCCATCAGGCGCTTGCGTAGCAGCCTGTGGCGCAGGAATTTTGCTACCTAGCAACGCCTGCCCGGCAATGTTCACGCCCTTTTCTATGCCGGTCTCAGGTCTGGGGAACACATTCGACATCGCCTCGTCGTACATCTTGGAGGCGGAGTCGTAGCTCGATCCAGTAATGAGGTTGCGAGCCGCAATCCCTGCATCAGCAGCAGCGAGTGGTATCGAGGCTAGCAGATCGATAGGCATCCGCGCCGTCAGGCCCAACTGCCGCTTCAGTTGCTGGCCAGTCGTTGGCGAATCAGCTGCACCCTGCCTGGACATGTAGGCACGCGCGACCGCGGACGGATCTGCATCGTCCGGAGCTTCGAGAATGGTGCCGTCAGGCAGCTCAATTTCCAACGACGTTACCCTGGGCGTCTACCCGAACACGTTTCGGAGCGCCGGACATAGCACTGCCCTGTGGCGAGCGCTCGATCGCCAGTTTCGCGCGTACGATCCCGTCGATCATCTCTATTTTCGCCTTGCGCGCTTCCGGGTGATCCTTTCGCGTCGGGACCATTTTCATGAGCAGCGCCTGGTCGGCATCCGTGAATGTGCCCTCGCCGGAATCTCTGAACAGTTGCTTGAGGATGGGAGCCATAGTCGCCTCCGCGCCCTCTGCAGTCTGTTGCTTGGCCGTGATCGCAGGAATACGACCTGCGATAGGTCCAGTTGCAGTCTCGCTCATGGACTTTTCGAGCGCTGATACGCCGGACTGATACGCTGCAAAGGCAGTAGGCGCCTTACCCTCTCGGGCACCTGTGACTTTCCCCACTGCAGCGCCCGCGGCCTCCGCTTCCTTCCTTTGGCGCGCAGCTTCAACTTCTGATTCCTGAGTGCTCAGCGGCTGAGGAGGCGCTGCTCCGGTGCGGTCTACTAAAGTCGGCACGCCGTTAACCACGGCGAGCTGTGGCAGCACAGGACTACGCTGCGTCTGTAGAAATGCCTTCTGCTGCTCTGGGGTTAGGCTCTCAAAATACTTGTGAACAGCAATGGCGCTAGCCTCCTGTGGCTGCGCCGACGCTACGCGCTTCCACTCCTCAAACGTGCCATTGAAGCCATTCGCCTTGGCGTACTCGAACTCTTGGACGGCAGAAGGCGTCTTCGCGACCTTCGATTGCTGCAACTTCGTCTTGAGCAGCATCGCTTGCAGCATGTCCTGACCATGTTGCTGCTGTGCCTGTTGACCTGCCATCAGTGCAGGTCCGAGCGCTTGGCCGAACGAGACAGGCGTTTGCGATGGGCCGCTAGCAGACATGAGCTGCGCGGCCATCGCCATGGCGGCTTGCCTTTGAGCTGCTTTCTGATCCTGCACACCCAAAAGGCCGCCATAGGACTGCGGTTGCCCAAGGAGACCACCTAGCACTTTCTGCAGCAAGGGATTCTCGGTCGGCTGCTGCAAGCTCTGCGGATCGCGAAAGCCCATAACAGCCATCAGCCATACCCTCCAAGCAAGCCGCCAGCAATCGCGCCAATCGCCGTTCCCCACGGACCGAATGTCGAGCCGAGCTGAGCACCGCCCATTGCGCCACCGAGCGCACCAGCCGTCCTATTTCGGTGAATAGGCGTCGTTGCGCTCGTACTCTGCCCAGGGAACGACCCACCGATGCGAGAAATGTAGTTATCCAGGTTGATCTGCGGCGCGTTCTGGCTGAAGTCCCAGCGCGCTGCTTGGTCCTCCATGAGGCGGCCTGCGAGATCTTCGACTTGACCGCCAACGCCACCGAGCGCCTGCAGGTCGACGTAATCCTGATTCGCTAGCGTCGGCGAAAGCCCCGCTACAGCGAACTGCATTGAACGCTGTCTTTCAAGATCGTCTGCCATGCGGTTGCGTTCGTTCTCGTACCCCGTTGCACCGATGCCGAGTTGCTGCTGACCATAGGCAAGCTGTCGATTGCGCTCTGCTGCGTAGTCCCCGCCGTATATCTGCGTGGCTAGGTCGTTCATCTCTTGCGCAGCAACGGGACGCGCAGCATCGATATTGCGTCCGGCACCCGCGAAACCCGATTGCAGTCGGTTTTGCACAGAGTCAGCCGCGCGGTTGAATGTCGCGTCTAGATAGGGGTTCGACGCGCCCCCGTATGGATTGGCACCAGAGGCGAATGGATTACCGGCAGAACCGAACTGAGATGACGGACTCGACCCAAGGACGCCCGTTGCATAGTTCTGCGCGGCCTGCGTGACGGGCGAGCCATTCATCGCTCGGGCTTGCGTTCCAGCAAGCGCTGCTTCGGTCTGCGACGAGAACGGTACGACCGTGCTGCCTGGGTAATACTGAGGGCCGCCGGTGTTGTACAGCGCGAGCGATTGCTCGGCACCGTGCCGCATGAAGGGCTGAATGAAGCCAGGCGGTTCAGTCGTCTGCGTAGTGCGAGAAGGGGTTGAACTGCTGCCCATGCTACTTACCCGGCGGCCGGTAGAAGGGAACCCGCATTCCCTTAACGGCGCCTCCAAGCAACCCCTGTGCTTGCATTCCGCTGATCGGCTGTTGAGGCATCTGCATCCCACCGCCCAAGAGTCCGGCCAACTGCATCGCTTGCTGACCATAGGGGCCGGATGCCATGAACGGCTGCGGCGCTGGACCTTGGATCTGAGGGTTCGGCGGTGCCATACCGACCGGGAGGACGCTCGCACCAGAGTTCGTCGGCCCGGTGAGACCCGGAATCGGCTGCTGTCCGGCGGTAGCAAGGTACTGATCCTGGTGCTGCTGCGCGGCTGCATTCACCTGCGCCATCACATCGCGAAACCTGTTTCCCATTCCCATTACAGTCGTTTCCTCAAGATAACAGCGTGCTTTTGGTATTCAGGGAACAGGCGAGCCCAGCCATCGCGCCCAACCCATTCGACGAACTCGCAACCTTGCTGCCGGAACCAGTCTTCGATGATGCCGAAGAAGGCAATGGCGTCGTCCTTGTTCGACTGGAAATCACCGGCGCAGCCCCACACCACGCCCCACGACGCGGTGTTCGTGCACTCGATACGAGTGACCCAGATCCCCTTGATATCGTCCTTGTGGAGGCACCACAGCTGCGCTCTGCGCGCCTTTAGTTCTTCCTTCACCTCGTTCGCCGTCCACGTTTCGTCGTAATCCGTCCACCGCTCCACATGGCGCGCAACGTGCGGCCACCAGTTATCTATCTCCCACGGCTGAACCGTGAAGAGCCTAGCCCCCGTGGATGACGTAATCGAACGTACGGTCAACTGTGGCTGCGTTGGCGTGTGTAAGCTCGAAACTTCCATCAGCTACCGCCGAGACATAGACGTTGGTCAATGCCGCAGCTGCATTCGCAGTGCGCGGCGACAGAAAGATCATCATTTGCGACTTGATGCGCGTGTCGGTCGTCGTCGTGGTCGTCGCATTCTCAGTAAGCGTCACCTCGCCAACATTGTTGGCGCGACCTTTCAGCAGCTCATTGATAGTGCTGATCGCCTGCAGCAGATTGGTCTTGATATCGGAGATATACGGCTGCAGAACCGGAATGCTCATACGCCGTCCGATGCCTCTCCGTCGATTTCCATGCCGAGCGCTCGATCAAAGCCGCCGGTGATCTCCATCCGGAGCGTTCCGAACCTCACGTTGTCACGAAAGTCGCACAGACCCGTTCTGCTCGTGCGCGTAACGGCCGTCCCAAAGCTGCGCGATGCGTTGTCCTGGTTATCCCGAGAACCGATCGCAACCGTAATGTTCGACGGATTGCCTGTGACTCTAGGCCGCACACCGCGAATGAACATGTATCCGAACGGATTCAGGTCGTACTCGCCGGTCTCAAATCGAGCCACTGCAGAAGCACCGGAGAACGTTCCCAGGGCATGATTTGAGCCGAACGCCATCATGGTATTGGCTCCGCCCTGCCATACGGCAGCGTCGAGGGATACCGGAATGTCGTCGATGCTCGAGTAAAGAGAATCCAGCTGATCCAGCGTGTAGCCGTCAGAGACCGACGGAAATATCAGCTCCATCGTGTCTTCGGCCCTTGAGCCGCGCTGCTCGATGGTGTTGTAGATGATGAGCCTGTTCGGAATGCCATTTGTTGCAGAGAAGTTCGGATACGACCACACCACACATTTGTTGGTGTAGTCGAATGCTGCCGTAACGCGCTCCGCATAGGTCTGGTCGCAGTCGGCGAAAAAGTACTTGTCGAATTTGCCATCACCGATCGGCTGCACGGACTGACCGTCAGTCACATAGAAGCCATCGGCTGCGATGAAGTAACACAGGCTGCCAACCTGGATCATCGATTGCGGGAACCAGCATCCGCGCGTCTTCTCGTAGTCCTGCACCTGAAACACGACATCGCCGCCGACGTAGGTAAATCGGCTGATCGCCCGGCGCTGGAACACGAGGCCGTAGAACTCACCGCCCGCGATTGCAGTCACTGCCCCGTAAACGGCAGGCAATGTCTGCGCTCCGGACTGCTTGGTTCTCGCATCGGCCGAGTTTGGAGTCGGCCAATCGCGCGGATCATTGATCGCTGACCACTGGACCCTATGAGGAACAGTTCCGCCGACCCCATCAGTGTCTCCGAGCACTACAAAGCGGTTAATGACACCGACCTGCCTGCCTCTGGGAGCAGTGCCGGAGGTCGCAAGTACTGCCGTGGTCGATGCGCCGGCCGATATTGCCTGCGGCGTGTCCGCGTAGTTCGTCGCGATGACGGTCGTGTCGAACTGCGCGAACCGCCAGTAGCCCTGATCTGCTGTCGTGAACGGCCCGCCAAGATCGGTCCAGCTCGTACCGTTCTTCACGTACAAATCCGTTGCGATACCGGCGTAGATGAAGGTATCGCCCGCCGAATCCAGCGCCGCAAATGCGCCGACTACACGGGTAGATAGCGCATCTCCGGATGTCACAAGCGGCAGATAGTCCTTGTAGAACCTGTCTACCGGAATGCAGTTGCGCGCTTCAGCCAAGCCGGGGTTTTCGTTGAATGGCAGGTCCGGAAGCCATTCTCCGAGCTTGATTCGCAGGTCTTCGAGGAACATCTACGCCAGAACCTCCTGAACTGGCGAGCCTGAAACGTCCTCCTCTGCATGCAGGTCGCGGTAATCCTGCAGACACTCCGCATACAGCCCTTTCCATGTCGCAAGACGTGCATCACGCTGCAAAAACGGTGCGGATTCCGACAGAGCGCCGTACAAGGCGAGATCAGGAGCGTTCACGATGATCCAGTGGGCTGCCGCATCGCTCGCAAAGCTACGCATGAGCGTGGGCTTCGCCCAATACACGCCCTTGATCGTGTAATCGGAGTCCGGAACCGGACCAAACACGAAATTGGTTGTGTCGCGAGAGATCCAAACAGGTCTCGCGCTGTCCCCACCCCTCGGGTAACGGCCGTAGAGCTGATTGAGCGACACTCGATCAAGTCTTGAGGCCGGAGAGCCATCAACGTAGGCGTACTTCAACCCCAAGTACGCGGTGGGGACGGCCACAACAGACGATGCGATTGCAGAGTTAAGTGAGGTCTCCATCCAGCGACCGAAGTTCTTCGGCTGCCGGTAGAAACGCTCCTCCCAGTTCTGAATGAAGTTCGGGATGAACGTCGTTAGATTGGACTTTGCGAGCCAATCGCCCACCGCTGTCTGCAGAGAGGCGTAGCCAGAGATCACAGCCATTAGATGTGCCTGCTACGCTGCCCTATTCTTCCGGGGATGGTCTTCAGATAAGACCAATCCGGGTGATCAAGCTTGGCCCGAAGCTCTCTTTCTGAGACCTGGAAGATGTTGAAGCCTTCTTTTAGCCACTGCTCAATGACGATGTTTGGAATCTCACCCAAATAGCGCATGCACGTACGAGAGGCCCTTCTCCAGCCGCCGACTTGGTTCGCCTGCAAACGCTTGTTGTGGTCCAGGACCGGGGCTACGTCCTGCTCTCTCTTGACGAGCATCTGACCGTTACGACACTTGATTGCCGTGGAGACGCCCGTGCTGGTGTCGATCACCGAGTCATCTCCGCAACTACGAGATTCCCATCTGCCGTGTCACGGATCGCCGCGATCCTCTGTCCAGGAGACACGTGGAAGTACTCTACGACTCCCGCGGGCATGTAAATGTTGTCGTCCGTAGCAGCGACGGCAGTCGGATCCGTGCCGATCTTGATCCACGCATTCGACGTGCAGACGACTCTGACGTCGAAGATGTTCGCCGAGATCGCGGCAGACTGAGCGCTGCTCGTGCTGTACGCAACAACGTCGGATTCACCCGTCCAGCGCAGCGTACTGTCGATTGTTCTCGGCATAGATCACCCGCTGAACGTGACACTGACCGCAAGGACTGCAGTCGTCGATGACTCGCCACCAGATGCGACTTCAACCCAACTGCCCTTTTTCACCGGGTAGTAGTACTCGGCGGAATCGAAGTCACCCTCAGCAGAACTCGCGTTGGCGATTGTGATCGTCGGCGTCAATGCAGTGTTGTCAACCGAAACAGTGATCACCGCATCAGCGCCAGTAATCGCACCGCCCAAAACGGTCTCAACCTTGCGCAGATATCCAGCGGTCGGGGCAACAAAGCGCAGTTGACTGGCAGCACTGACATCCGTCAGTTCGCCGTTCAGCGTGTACCAATTCAGAGGAAGAGGCATTTCAGATTCTCCAAAAGAAAGGGGCCTCCGAAGAGGCCCCTAAAGTCGAGCTTGCAGATTGCGAGGATTACGAAGTCGTCAGATCCGCCACCACGCCATGGGCAGCCGGATTGCACACCTCCAAGCACCACTCCGTTTCGATCTGCTTGCGCAGCGAGGAGCCTGTAACTGCGAGATCCCACGTCTCGAACGCACGCAGGTAGGCAATCTTGGCGTATTCGGTGTCGATCAGAAGCGCATCACGCGAGCGCGAGAAGCGATCCGGGACGATCTTCAACGTATTGAAATCGTCCTCGTACACGCTCACGCTGTTGATAAGCTTCTTCTTGTCCGCATCCGTCTGCCGGGTCTGGTTGCCGGCAAAACCGGACGCCACACGCTTATTGAACGTGCCAACGACCAAAAGAGACGGTGAGCCACCAGAGTCATAGCACTCCTGAGACACCTCCAACAGCTGAGACTCGGCGAACGCACGCTGCGTGCCATCCGTCGCCGTGTTGGTGCCATCGCCAGTCGGATCTGCTCCGGTCGCGCCGCGGCTCTCGTTGTCCTTAAGCCAAGTCGGGAAGCCCGCCGACTTACGCGCAGTCGTGTCATTGCCAGCGACCCGCGCAGTGTTGGCGCAGATCATCACTTCCATGTCGCGCTTGATCTCCTTCATCTTGTAGCCGACTTCCTCGGCCATGGCGTCCTGCATGCCGACCTTATCCACGGCCTGCTGCGTCTTGGTGACGCCTGCGACCTTGTTCGAGATCGCGCAGTAGTTGCCCAGGCGGGTCTTTGCAGTCGCCGCGTCGATCGTAGCGTCGTCGCCTTCGACCTTCTCGTTAGCCGCAGCAGTTGCCAGGGCATGAGTCGTCCACTCGTGAAACACGGCCTTCGCCGTACCACGCGGAAGCGCCGTCAGGATGGGCGTGTCGGTGGGGGAAATGTCGTAGACGGTGTTGACCAAATCCTCCCGGTTGCCTTTGCCGACGCCCGAAGCGCCGGATGCGTCATAGACGCTATATACATTTGCTGGTTGGGTCATCGAAATCTGCTCGGCAATCCCGAGTTATGAAAATAGTAGCCTCTTTAGAGGCGCTTTCGCATCGCTTACCTTGCCGGACTTGCGCAAGCGGTCGCGCTCTTGTTTGAGCAGCAGACCTTCCTGCGCAGCTCGGGATTGCGGTGCTCCCGGCTTGAGTAACTTCGGTGCGGATTTGACCTTGTTGACGATGGCGGGCTTGGCTTTCTGAAGCTTCTGCCACTGCCATGCGTCACGAGCGACGAGCAACATTCGGTGATCCGACACGTTGCCCAGCTCTTCGGCAGAAATGCCGTAGGCTGAGGTAAACACCGGGGCCATTTCCCCCAATGATTTCGTCCTGCCAGCATCACTCGACCACTCCGGAACCTTCGACTCCAAGAGCCTCATCTGCTCAGCGAGGTAGGCTTGCGTTTGTGCAGCCGCCTGCTGTTGCGATTGCTGATGCTCTTGAGCCAAAAGGTTGGCTACATGATCGATCTGCGCTTTGCGCTGCTGGAACCCCGCAAACCTCTGTGCGAAAGCGACAGGATCTTGGTCCTGAAGCTCCTGCCAGTTCACTTGCGAGAAGTCGCCCTCGAGCAGCTTCTGAGCGATCTTCACTCCAGTATCTAGTTGCTGGAGCTTGTGCTGCGACGTCTGAAAGAAGTTATGACGCTCTGTCTCGAACGCCTTTCGCTCCTCTGCATGCGTCATCAGCTTCTGATTGAGATGCCCCTCCAGTTGATAGCTCTTAACGAGGTCGCGGAGTAGCTGCGTGCCTTCCTTCCCGTCGATCTTGGTCTTGGTCTTGAGACTGAGAACCTTATCTAGGTCCCATCCCAGGCGTTCGGCCAACTCTTCGAGGGTTTCAGGCTCGGCTTCCGTTTCCTCGGGCTGAGCGTCGTCTTCCGGTTCATCTTGAGCTTCTACAGGTTGCTCCTCCTGCTCAGGCTCAGCCTCAGTCGGCTCAGCCTTCGATTCTGTTTCAGCCCGAGCCACTTGCGGCTTGGGCTTCCCCGGTTCTGGACTGCCGAATAGCGACGACTTCAGGCGGTCATGAACGGACGGTTTCTCGGTCGTAGCTGAAACGTCCGGACGTGCGGAAGTCTCAGCGCCCCCGGTGGGGGTAGCTGCTTCATCGGACACAAAGGTCTCCTAAGAGTTAGGCTCGATCGGCGCTGACGTGAACGTAGTCAGCGGTGACGGTCGGCGTTCCAGTCGTAGTACGGTTGAATCCGGCGATCACCGGAGTCAATGCAACAGTCGCGGTCACAGCGCCAGTCATCGCCGTACCGACCGCCGTGCCGTTGTAGTAGAACGTTGCAACACCCGCAGAACTCACCTCAATGCGAAAAGTCGCGTACGTATCGGCAACCGGTGCTGAGCCCATGTTTTGTGCCGTAGCATCGACGTTGTTCGCAACGCCTACGAGCCACCAATTGTCGGTGGCCATGCTCGTGTCGAACATGAAACCAACGGCATCAGTTGCATTGGTCGTGATCGTGTCCGCAGACGCGGCGGACTGAATCGGCATCTCAAGTGCGCTGACCTGATCCGTAAGTCCCACAAACACCGAAATCGTGGTGACCTGGCTCAGCTTGACGCGAGCCTCGAACACGAGATTCCCCTGGTTCGCTTTCCAGTTGAGACCGCGCGAAAGTTGTACACCCGAAACAGCCATTGATGCTGTCGTGTCACCAATCGTGCCCACTACTGTGCCGCTGACCGCCTCAGTCACCGTCCAGTTAACCGTGTTGGTCGTGCCCACCCTGGAAAGCCATCCATCGACTGCGGTCGTGGAATACGCCTGGCCTGACTTCTCGAAGTCTTCGAAGAACGCGACCTTCTCATTCGACGGCAGGTATATCTGCGCGCCGGGGGCGCCAAGAATGACATTGCCGCTGCGAACGAGCAGTTCATGATCGGGGCCAGCAGCAAATTGGTCGGGTAGCGACTGCAGCGACGCCGTAAAAGTCGTAGACATGTTTTCTCCTGTTAGTCGATGCGCGATCCGCGCACGTTAAGTTGTGCCGCCTGCCCGTCCTGAATCAGAAGCCACAGATGGCGAGTGACTGCTTGAGACATCTGCAAGGCCATCACGAGCCTCGTGTGGCCGTCTTTGTCGTCCAGGCGGCAGGACTTGATCTGCTGCAGCATGTCGGCCTGCACAGCATTGAATGCTTCCTGCAGCACGGGGTTATCGAGCAGCTGTTGCGCCGTTACCGCGCGCTGCTTGCGCTGCTCCACGCTGAGCGGCGACCTCGGCACCGATTCCGGCCTTGGCAAGATCAACTCCTGCGCCGAGCTCCATTTCAGTAATCGCGAGATCGCGGTCTTGAGCCATCTGCTCGCGCTTGATAGTTGCATCAATCTGTTTCCCGGCCATGTTGGCCTGTGCTTTGATTTCTTCGCCCTCGACGAACGGATCCTTCTGGCCCTGCTGCGACTCCATGTACTGCTTGTACTCAGGCGAGCCGGGATCCGTTGCAAACTCGTCGTTCTCGAAGCCCATCTCGGTCTGGAAGCGCCTGAAAAGGGCGTACATGTTCTTTGACTGAACGAGTCCAGGATCGCCAGCGCGTAGCTTCTCCTGTGCCATCGCCATGAGTGACAGGTTCTGCCGGATCTCGTCCTTGCTGGAGTTCCCCAGGCCCACAGAGACGGTCATGTTCGCCCGCTCCTGCCACTCTGTGGGATTTACCTCGACCCATTCAGACTTGAGCTTGAAGCGCGTCTGCCAATCCTGGTGACGCGACAGCAGGCGATGGAGCGAGCCGTACAGACTGGACATGCCGGTCTCGGCAAAGATGCGAGCAATCGCCTCGATGCGCTGGTTCGCAGCGCTCTTGGCGTCCGTGTAGGCGCCTTTCGTGGACTGAGCGAGCACGTCCGCATCGACGCCTGATGTCATGCGGCCAACACCGGTGCGCGTCTCTTTTACTGCATCCACGTAGTCGATAACGGGAAGCAGTTGACCGGCCATCGGGTTCACTGGCACCGGCATTGCCGCACCCATAACCGGGCCATCGTTTGCGATGTGACCGCCAGGTCGATTGATCTGCAGCATCCCTACGTCAATAGTGTTCTTGTCGTATAGGAGACGTGGAGCGTTCGTGAAGTAGACGTTATCCAGCAATCCACGCTGCAAGGCGGTCTTGATCCGCTGCAGGTCTTCCATGATGTCGTAGATCGACAGGCCGACATGGCGGTGCGGAACCGGGATCGGCGTCCACGATTCAAGCGGGATCTCCGGAAACTCCTCGTTCTCCAGGATCTCGTTCCCGCCCATCAGGTAGTGGCGCAGCTCCGCAATGCCATCGTCATCGACATCGAGGTACGTGTAGCACTCAAGCAGCGTTAGCTCAGTCGTCGCCCAGTCCACACCCTGCTTGTCATCGTCCAAGGTCTCGTTGACCGTATCCCTGGCAAGCTCCTCGGACGTAATCTCATGCCGGTAGTCCGTGACTGCCTCGACTTGCTTGCGGGAGTAGCCCATCTGCAACAGGTCCGAGCGCGTCAGCTTGCGTAGATGCCCGGCAAACTTCGCCTTCTTCACATCACCGCGACACTGGCTGTCAACGATGATCTCTTCAGGCGGCGTCACTTCGATCTTGGCGCAACCGTATTTCTTCTTCTGCTTGATCTTGATAGACCAGGTGCCGTCATCGTCCTGCTCGGAGCCGACAACCTCTACCTCGCCCTGCTCCTGCAGGCTCTGCATCGTGAGCACGAGCTGTTCGTCATTCAGCCCCGTGTAGTGGTCGAAGCAGACCTTCTCCTCGTCCTCCCACCAGTATTTGACGTAGCCAACCTTCTGCATCAAAGCGTCTTTGATCCAGCTGTACAGGATCATGAAACCCGGATTCTTTTTCCACAGGACGTGCGTGACGTACGCAGTCTCCTGCTTGGCTAGCAATTCATCCTCTGGCCCAACGGGATCGAACTGCACCGCATCCTTGTTCGCGAAGATGCGCAACAGGCTGGGCATCATCCACTCGATGGTGTCCATCATGTCCTTGGACACTACCTGCGCGCGGCCCTCCTGCTCGTTGCCCATGGGGCGGCCGTGATAGAAGTCCAGGGCCTTCTCGCGATCGTTCCTCAGCTCGGCATAGGATGAGTTGAGCGTGTCAGACAAGCGCTTGCCAACGATGGCGCGCTGCTCGTCTTCGGTGAGCTTGGCCATTTAGGCGCTTTTCTTCTCGGGCAGAGTCAGTTTCGGGCGAGATTGCAGCTGCTTCGAGTCGGCGAGCTGCCGTATCACGCTCTCAAGCGCAGATACTCGCCTCTCCAGCTCCGCCACGCGATTCTGCAAAGCAATGCTCATGCCGGGACTGCCTCGTATCTCAACTGCACGGTTCTCTCCGTTCTCGACCTGACCGGCCCACCGAACACCTTCACAGCTACGTACTGCAGCCCATCGTGCGGGTGCGAGTACTGGTTCTTGTCCGGCGTGTCGTGGAATCGCTCTTCAGTACCAGCGATCTTCAGCCGCTTGTACTGATACCGGCCCTGGAAGCCTTTCCTGAGCGTCTTACAGCGCGGATGCAGCTGCAGCTGAGGCTTGCCCCTGTGCAGCGTGTTCAGCGGCTTCTTCACGCTCTCGAGGCGTATCGTGAGGTTCTGCGCGCTCGGCTGAATCTTGATCCCCTTGCCGCGCAGGATGTCGAAGCAGGTCTTCTCGTCCTTATCCGCCGACATCGCGGAGCGCTGACTGCCGGCAGGATCGCCGTAGTCCTCGAACTGAAACTGCGAGTACTTCTGAGCGCAGTGCAGATTCACTTGATCAGCAAAGGTGTCGATTCCTAGGTCGTCGGCTACCAGCTCATCGAAGATGAGCCAGCGGCCGTCCGGATGGATCTGCGTGAACACGCATGCCGGCGTGAGACCGAAGTCCCAGCCTCGCTGTATGACGACTCCAGGCACAGGCTCGACTTCCTTGCAGTGAATCGCATCGCTGTACTCGGGGTAGATCGGCTTGCCATCCCTTACGTAGCCGTACTCTCCCTTGACGTACACGCGGATGAAATCCTCATCCGCGCCCATCATCAGGTTCTCGTAATAGTTCGCCGGCAAGAAAGCTTTGTTCTCTGCTTCCGGCGAAACGCCTGATGGCTGCTTGAATATCTGCGCGTTGGCGGGTCGCGTCTCTTCAAACAGCTTGTACCACCAGCTGTCATCGTCCGGCGGGTTGGTGTCCATGATCACACCAGGATCGACGCAACCACCCTCGAGCACCTTGGGGAACCGCCCCACTCGTCCCTGCAGTGCCTTGATCACCGCGAAGGGAATCTCGCGCGCCTCGTTGACCCAGGCTCCTGTCAGTTCCAGCGACAGCAGGTTCGCTACATGCTCCGGCCGATCCAGCGCCCGGAACAGAACCTCGATCTCTAGCCCCTCGTCCAGCTTATCGACAAGGAACGAGTGATCCGTCTTCGTGTATGTACCGAACGTGCGATCCGGCACCCAGTCCATGAAGGTGCGTATCGTAGTGTCCTGCAGCTGACGGTATGTGTTCCGGATGACCGCGAACCGAGCGCGGCGCTTGCCGTTGTACTCGTTCTGTCGCGCGCCCCATTTCACCAGCTCGATCACACAGCCGGATGACTTGCCAGAGCCAAAAGGCCCCATCAATCCGCGGATGAACTTCCGGGATTGCGTGAACTGCTTGATTGTCGGAACGTGGCGGTAGCTGTAGCGAATATCAGCCATCGATGATCAGCCGTGTAGCGACTTCCCCGCTGTGCTCCAGCTGCTTTTTCTCTGGCGGATTGCCCATTGCCTTGTTCACCAGGAACTTAGCGCTGTCGATTTGGGCTTGGGTCATCTCTATTTCGCCCAAACTATTCTTTTCCAAGCGCGTAACGAGCTGACTTAGCTTGATCCGCTGCCTAACTCGCTCAGAGTGCAGGCCGTCTTTTCTTGCTGCCATACATAAGCGCCCTCTCGGGTAGCTCCCCTATCTCACCAACATTCCGCAACCACGAACGACAACAGCTCGGTGCGTCGGCGCTGCTGGAGCTTCAGCGTTATTCGTGAAGCTCCAAAGGCTCAGCGGCCTGAAACCGAACATTCCTGCACCACAATCTCAATGGCGAGGTTCAGGTCACGAACCTTTGCCTTGGGAAATCGATTCATGAGCGCTCGCAGCACCTGGCGCTGCTTCCACTCCCAGGGCTCTGGCTGACTCTCGACGTGCTTCGCGAACTGCAAGGCTGATGCGAGGTATCCCTCGCTCGGCCTCTGGACCAGAATGACGCCGGACTGAGCTGCCAGCCATACGGCAAAGCGGGCAATGAGGTTACGCACTGGCTGGATCAACTTCGCTTATCGGGTTCCCGGCAGCGGTCGTTACAGCCGCAGTCCATGATGCAGTGCTGTCGTCCTCTGCATATACCGTAGCCGTGCCGGCGGCCACTGCCACCCGGTTGCGAAGCGCCCTAAGTGCCTGGCGAGGTGTGCGTACTGTCGGACTGCCGCTGTCTGTTCCAGTCGCCATGTTGCGGTCAAGGATGCCGTCCGCAATCTCTGTCACCGCATCCGCTGCCAGTGCGTCCGCATCGATTGCACCGGTCGCCACTACAGATGCAGTAATGACCCCAGCAGCCGCGGCCTGCATGTTCGAGTCCATCCGCCCGCCTACCAGCGCCGCGGGGAGACGCGCCTGGATGTCCTGCGTATCCGTCTCGATCGCCCCCACCGCAGCAGCCGTCGCGTAGCTCGCAGCAACAAGCGTTCGTGCCTCCATCTCAGCATTTGTCGGCGGATCGTAAACGGCGAGCGCATCCGCTACCTCGCTCTGTACCTCTGCGTCCCATGCCGCATTCCACGGAATGGCAGTTAGCCCCGCGCCGGCAACACCGATGTCATCGGTCTGAGCCTCTATCGCAGCGATATCGGCAGAAACAGACGCGCCCGCCGGAGCGCCGAGCCTCGTATGGGCAGCGGACCGCCCGATCGTGAATTCGGCTACCTTGTAGCCCACCGCGCTTACGGCATCGACAGTGCCAGTGGTGATGATCAAGGCTACGTCCGTGGCATCCGCAAAGCCGTTACCAGCAGATGCCACTACGCGCACGTTGTTGAGCCCGGTCACGCCATCGAAGTCGACCGTGAGCGTGATGCCGGCCGTTATCTGCGTGGTCGAGTTGCCAACGTACGCGGAAATGACCGGCGTCCCAGAAAGTGTCGCAGGAGCGCCCGTGTCCGGTTCGCAGGTCGTGAACTTGAAGTCGATCGTCTCGCCGAGCGTGATGTCTCTCATGCTGCACGCCTTACGAGATTGCCCCCGATCAACTTGCCGTGAACCAGACGCCCCCACGCTGCTGCGGGCGGTTCGCCACCACCCTCCGAAGCACCGAAGAACACCGGACTCCAGGGTACCAACGCAATGCCCGGCGGATCATCCTCCACCGTCACCGTGCCCGACTCCGTGAGGTCTCGACCGTTGCCACTGTAGTCAACAAGGCCGTGCCCGTCGTTCTGAAAACTCCACCCGGCCCACAGGTCTCTGCGCCTAACAGCGGTTCGCGACCACCGCTCGCGAATCAGCTCCGCTTCGGTCAGCGCAGCATTCCACACGCGCGGATGAGCAATGCGCGTCGCTTGCGCAGCGTCACCTGTAGGGTCATCCCCCCAGAACATGTTTTCTGAGACTGCAGTGCCAGCACTGCCGCCAGTAAATGACCCGGCTAGGTTCGTAGCGGATCCATGCGCCCAGACATACAGAGCGCCCGCCTGCGAGGCGCCAGTGTTGTACACAACGGCGCAGTCATACCAGGTATTGGCTGCCATCGTGTTGGTCATCTGGTACACGAAGGCGGTCGAGCGCAGCCATACTTCAAGGCGGTTCCCGAAGTCGCCGAACATCACCATGACGCCGTTCTCGTACGTACTAGCGGTGCTATCTCCCGCGTAGTAGACGACATCGAACGTGCGGTTGACGACCGTGGAGCGCTGGCGCCAGAACGCCGTGCAGGCCCCCGTCGGGTTGTCTGTTCTGGTTAGCCCCTCGCCCGAGGTGTCAGCGCGCAGGCCCATTACGCCACATCCCGGAACTCGATCATCGACAGATACGCGTTGTCGTTGTTCGTGTCGTTCACGGCATCGCGCGTGATGCGCAGGCGTACGTGATCACCGGCCGCCATGCTGTCACGGTTGGTGAGCGCGATCGTGGTTGTGGTCAGGAAGCCCGCGGTTCCAGGGACCGTAGCCGCAGCTGCGGCGTTTGTCGCGTCGAACGAATCGGCGGCATCGAGGTCCGTCGAGTCACCTGGGGTGATCGCTTCAACCTCGCACTCCCATTCCACTGCATTTGCCGTGCCCGCGGAGAACCAATACAAAACGAGGCTGGGATCGCCGGTCAGGTTCACATCCTGCGGAATAATGACCGTGTAGTAGGCGTTAGAAGCCGCAGCACCACCGAACCGAACAACAAGCCTGCGCCGCGTGGCGTCAATCTCCTCAACAATGGCGGACGACCGCGGCTCGCATGCAGCAGCCGGGAGGAAGAATTTGGATGCCATCGCCTACAGCCTGTCTCTACCCAGCGGCAGCTGGTAGGACTCGCGCAGACTCAAGCCCGAAACGCTAGGTATCCGGTGTTTCGCTTTCTGAGCACTTCGCAAGTGGGCAGCAATCAACTCAATGATCTGGTCCCGGCTGGCGTTGTCGATGATCGACAGCCTGTAGCTCTGCTCCGCGGTCAACAGGACGCCTGCAGAGGGGAGCATCACTGCACGACCTTGGTTGCCGAGTTAGACGAAAGACTCTCAGCACCGCTCGCGCTAAGCGATGTCATGCGAAACGTCCACGTGCCAGCGCTCAGGCCCTCCACCACGTACGATGTAGCAGAGGGATTTGCGATTTCGATAACGCTTCCCCCGCCAGGCGGGTCTGCGTCATTGCTCACGTAGAGCTTGTAGCCCGCCAAGTTGGTAAGCGCAGACCCGTCGTTGTTGTGGCTTGGCGGCGTCCACTTGAGTGTTGCTGAGCCATTGGCCGGCGGAGGTGGAGGCGGCGGAACGTCAGGCGGCTCTGGCGGCGGTGGAGCGGGCGTTGTCACATCCACAACGTTCGAAAACTGCCCTTGCCGGGCGCCATCGATGGCCCTGACGCGATAGCGCCACGTGAAGCCTCCAGGGAGTCCTGTATTCGCGTATGCCAGCGCCGCGACCGTAGCCAACGGTGCGAACCTCGTGCATCCAGCCGCAGTACAGCGCTCGATTTCGTACGTCGCAGCGCCCTGCACAGCTGACCAGGAGAGATTAGCGCTGTGCCTGCCGGCCACAGCTCCGTCAACTCGGGTCGCACTCAGCACTGGCGCAGTGAGATCGGCAACACAAGCGCCCGCGGGCGCAGTAGCCGGGATCCACTCCCCTGCCGTCCAACACGCTGGCGCTGCCACGCTCGAGTACGTCCGTGTCTGCGACCAGCTACCAGTCGATCCTGCCGGGCACTGCGCAGTCTGCGTCTCGTCCGCGGGCTTCGCTGGACAAACAGGCGCCGCTGGTGCCACGGGAATGTCGATGACGACAACCTTGTCGGGGTACTTGAGCACGCACGAGGCTTTGCCACCGTTCGCAAGCGCATAGTTGACCACGCGCTCGTTCGCCTCAGTCTCCACAATGTGCTGCGAGATCTCTACGCCCCCGCAGGACAGGACGATCCTGCCTTTGGTCGTGTACGAGACAGGCGCTGCACTGATGCCAGCCGAAACGAGCAGCACCAGTCCTGCGATCAATCGCATCGTGACTCCCAAATAAAAAACCCGCACGAGGCGGGCAAGCAGTGCTGTGCGCCTGGGCAAACAAGCGGCAGCTAGTTGTAGATGCCCCGGCGCATCACGGCGTATGCGTAATTGCATGCCATAAGGGGCGGCCGGGGCCGGGGCAATCAGTGGGCCTTCAAGCCCTACTCGGTCGGTCTTTGTGCCGACCGCCGGATTTCTTTAAGTACCTGGCCCGCTCAACACCGATTCTCTTTCGAAGCTCGTAGTAAGCTTCCGCGCCAGCCATACCCCCGGTCATGTACGGCTTTCGAATCCTCTCGTACGCGCGAGAAGTAGCGCCATCCGAATCCAGGTTCACAGAGCCGCACTGGCGGCATACCGTTGAGTAGTGGAGCGTGTCCTCTCGGCATTGCGCACAAGGCCGACGATTCAACAGTCTTATGCCCACTTACCTCATGCTCTAAAAAGCCGCGGGTGAGCGGGCATATTCCATTGCGCCGAGTCTCTATATTGGCCCGGTTAACATCAAGTTAACTTGCTTCAGTTCGGCATGACGAGGATCCCGCGCATCCAGGGAATAACCTCTATGGTGAGACCGAGCACCCTCCGGCCATCTCGACCGCCTTTGTAGTACTCGGCATCAATGGTGAAATGGTGGTGCATCTCCGGCTGCCTCATAAGCTCGGCGAAGTCTTCGGAGCCAATGAGCAATCGCTTCGGTTCGTATCCCATATCGAGCATGGCGCTGTGCTGCTCGAATAGTTTTTGCATGATCGCGGGAGGATCAATCACGAGGCGCTGAACTTCGACAACCTGATCGCGCGCATTCACGCCGATCTTTCGGATCAACCATCCCGCAAACTTCGACATCCACCTCCAGCGGAAGTCCGGGCGCAGGCTCCACACATCCTCAAGAATCACCCATTTGGTCGTCTCGTGCGTGTGAACAAACTGAAGTGCATAGGGTTTCATTTTGGAGCTATCTCTCAAATCCTACGGATACATCCGCGCGTACACGTACCACTGCGCACTCTCCAGGCGAGTACGGAACGTGCTCGGACTCATGTACAGACTCTTGGCCATCGCCTCGAAGGGCGGCTCGTTGCCGTACTCGTTCAGCGGCGGTCGATAGCGCGTGTCGATGATCTGCCGCAGCTCCTCGGGCATTACGAGAACGATTTTGTCTATCCACTCCACAAGAGCGGGCATGCTGTCGTCGTCAACTCGGACGTTGGATTCCTGTGGAATGCCCAGCTTCCCGTATAGCGCGGCCTTCACGAAAGGCGACTCCTTGGGGTATCCCTGCGGCCCTACCCGAGTACGCTGCCTGTAGTTGCCCCACATCGTCAGCAGCGCGTGCACCTCAGCAGGTACGCCGTTGCGGTTCTTCGCGCGCGTCTCGCTCATGACTGCGGCCACCTTACCTCCACAAAACGACAACCAGGCCGACAGCAGCGGCCATATAGAGCACACCGCGAGCGAGCGCTCTCCACTGATGGGCCCGACGGAACAGCTGAAACTCTGTCATGCGACACCAGGAAGGCAATGACCATTGCAATGCCAATCAGGACGCAAGCCAGAAGGCCATACAGACCAGCTCGGCTCACGTGGTGTATGTCCTTCACATGGCACCGATGATCCGGAGCGCTTCGTCACTGGTTGTTACGATCGGCACGCCGAACTCTTCGAAAAACTCCAGCTGCTCCTTCTCGCGCTGCCGGTTCGGGTACTCAGGATTGGCTACTTCGATCAGGTATAGCTGGTAACGAAAGCGGACTAGCAGGTCACACGGTTTGCTGAGCCGGTGCACTTTCGCGCCCACCTTCTCCAAGTCCTTCACGATCCCCTTCTCGTTCAGGTCGCGCTTCGCGTCATAGCCGCGGTACTTCAAACGATGGCCCGCCTGGATGGAGCAAGAACAGCCACAGAGCCCGGATCCACGATCTGCTGCATCCGGATACACCACTCACGGATTTCCTTGCGCGACAGCTTCCGCACGCTTCCGCCGTGAATCTTGACGCGCTGGTCAGCGTCGTACTTGCCGCGGTGAGAGCGATTGCTGTCCAGTCCGCGGTATCGGGACGGCTTCCAAGGGAGCTTGCTGCGCCGGCTCTTGCGGTCGGCGATCAGCTCATCGGCCATTTGCTCTACGGATGGCTCCGCGTGGAACGCTTGAACTGCATCACTCATTGCTGACGCTCCAGGTATCTATCGCACTGCTTGCTGACGTCATCAGCGCTGAATCCGGCGGCGATATGCTTGCCGGTTTCCACTTCCCAGACGTTGAAGTAGTCCTTTCGCAGGACCTGCATGGTCGATGTACGGCGCTCGAACCGACCGCATTCGCTGTAAGCAAGGCTGTAGGATGCGTGCTTGAACTTCATGCGGCATTCCAACGATCGTTTGCGATCTCTGTCCGCGCCAGGTCGCCAAACTTCAGATATTCACCGCGCCACGACAGGCGGATGTGCCCGACCGGTCCGTGCCGGTTCTTGCAGGCGTTTGCGAACGCAAGGCCGCGGTACTGCGGCGCCTCCTCGTACACCTCTGGTCGGTAGAGCGTGATGATCTGGTCGGCTTCCTGCTCGATGATCGACGCCTCCGCGATGTCGCTCATGTACGGCATGCGACCCATACCGTCCTGACCCATCTGGCGGTTCTCCACTTCGCGCTTAACCTGTGCCAACGCCACCACAGGAATTTTCAGCTCGCGAGCAAGGTCTTTGAGCTGCGTAGTGATATCGCCAACCTGCAGCCTGAAGCTCTCCCCTGCGCCTCCGCGAAGCTTCTGCAGGTAATCGATCATCACAATCCCGATGCTGTTGTGAAATTTCCAAGCACGAGCCTGCGAGACAATCTCGGAGATCGTCGGAGCCGGCTTGTCGTAGATCCAAATCGGCTTGTTCTTCGCCGCGTTCATTACGGCGGACACACGCACCCACTCGTCGTCGTGGAGCTTTGCAGTGCGCATGCGATGCAGGCTCACAGGGCCGTCGATCGATATCAGACGCATACCGAGCTGCGCCCTTCCCTGCTCTCCCGAGAAGATCCCCACGCCGCAATTCGCCGAGGCAGCAAGGTTCAACATGAAAGCCGTCTTGCCCATCGCCGGACGAGCAGCGATCACGATCAAATCCTCGTTGTGCATCCCGCCCAGCGCCTCGTCCAGGTCCTTGATGCCCGTGCGTACGCCCGGCAGCTCGCCTTCGGTGATCCTGGAAAGCTCGTCTATCGCGTCCTGCATCGCGTCCAGGACGTGGCAAACGTAGTCGCGGTCAACGCTGTCGAGCGCGATCAGCTTCCGGATCGCCTCGCCGATCTCGCAGCCGTCCTTCAGGGCTTCGCCGATCTGCGCCGCTTGACGTGCTACCGACGCCTTGCGAATCAGGTCCGAGTACGTCGGCGCGTTGGCCGGAGATAGGCACTCCTGGACCATCTCGGCCGTGATCTGCAGCCATCCCTTTCGCTTGGTCTCAGCCTCCAAAAGCTCGGCAACGGTGAGGGCGTCTGCGAGCTTCCCGGCGCCAATAACCCTGCGAACGGCGTCGAACACTTGGCCGTGAGCAGTGACTGTGAAGTCGCCAGCGGTAAGCGACACCTGCCGGATTTGCGCGTTGTCGAGCATCAACGCGCCGAGGAGGATCCGCTCGCGCGCTTGGGTGGTGTCGGTCATGACGGGAACGCCCTGGCTCGAGGAGTTTCGGATCGCGATGAGTCTCGCCCGAAATCAGCGGCCTTCGAGATCCACGTGCGCCAAGCAGCTGGCCAGTCTGACTTCGGATCTTTGTACTCGTGGTCTCGAAACTTCTCGGTTTCCCGATCCAAATTTACGCCTGGGTACTTCAACCCGGCCCACTCGCGCAGTTCAGGTGTGACTGCGAAGTCCGCGGGACAGCGTTTGCTAGCGCGTTTCTTTGGTTCGGAAGTTTTCCGAGATGGAGAGTCGTCCGGTCTTCTCTGATCCTGTTCCTTCTCTGTTCCTGATCCTAACTGTTCAGAGGAAGCCCCTTCTGAAGCCCCTTGAAAGCCCCTTGCCTGAAGGGGCCTGAGGTGAAAATCGGAGGCGTAGCGTTCGACGAACTCGGCAATAAACGGGAGTTCCGGAAGGGTTGTCAGGTACTGCTGCAGACCTCTGCAGCGCTTATCGGCCTCGGACAGCTCCGTACCGATTTGCCACGCAGCCATCTCGCAAACCCAGATCCATTCAGAGGCTTCGTCGTACTTGCAAAACCCATCCTCCGATAGGCTACGAAGGGCCTTAGAAGCCCCTTCCTGAGAGATTCCAACCTCATGGCACAGATACATCAGTGGCAAGTAATAGACCCCACTCTGATGCGAGTGAGGGCTAGTCATGAGATAGAAGGCGACGCGCTGAGCGTCGGGCGAAGTACGCAACCGCTTTCCGGTTGATCCCGTCCAGAACAATGGTGAGACGGTCGCGTACGGCCTCATCGAAGGCCCGCCTTCTGCTCCATCTGCGCCACCTTCTTCGGCGATCGCAGCTGGTGGAGCTTCGTCAGCATCGACATCGCTGCCCGCCTGGCGTCAGGCGTCTTTGCGGTGTGCAGAAGCATTGCCTCGATGTCGATCAGCAACTCGAGCTGGTCGTCGGTCAGGGCGGCTTCGGCGATCATCGATTCGCCCTTTGTTTATTGATCTCTGCTAGCCAGCGCTGCACCTGGGCAAGCTGCCCCTGCATGCTCTCCATTGCTGCCGCTAGCCCTTGGTTCGCCAGCTCGATTTTTTCTTCGAGAGTCGTCCACTTGATCTCGCAGTCCAGCTCGCCAGATTCAACTGCGTGAAGCTGTGATCGCCCAGCCGCCGCTCGCGCCAGGCTCTTAATCCTTCGGATCTCTTTCGGCGTGAACTCTTGCCGCTGCTTTGGATTCGCTGCATTGGACGCCTTCTTGCCAGCAGTGATCGGATCCAGATGCGGCCAAAGAATGTGTCCAACTACTTGAGGGCCTCCAGCCGCTGCAACGTCTGCCTCCAGCGCGGCTTCCCACTCTTTGTCGTCCTGGAATATCCGTTGGTTATTCATGCTTATGACGCCGTATGACGCGAAGCCAGGAACACGGCGGAGGACTCTGGTGTTATGGCACTGCGTCTAAGACAAACCCTTGCGAAGCACGCTAGTGAAACCAGCAAATTCCAAAACGGAATCAAGCAAACCTTTGATCGAGCAACGAATCGATTTTCAGCTTGCGCAAAAAATAGCAAGTCGAATTTCCCGGAAAACTGTACGAACACGATGCTCGTCATAAATCCGCAACGTAAGTACCTGACGTGCTGCATGTTTGCGTTTTCGAAGGTCTAACCGTGATCTACGGTATTCCCCGAATAAAAACCGCTGTTGCATCGCCGCGTTGCGCGTGGCCGCGCAATATGGAAACTCCGACCCCGTTCGATAACTACATCAGCGGGACGGACACACATGACCAGGAAGCCTCAGCCAGCGCACTTGCGCTTGGTCGTCAACAACGAACCACGGAGATACGCCCAATCCACGTCGGATCTGAGCGATTCGCATTTAACGGCGCCTCCGGAGCGCTTCTCGATGCGAATGGCTAGGGACTCAGCTGCCTCTCGGCAGCCGTACGCGATGTTTCGTAGATGCCCGACCGTCGTTTCGCAGTCATCTGCGAACGACTCTCGGTCGGCTGGCGTAAGTGATTTCCAGAAGGTCTTGAAGTCCACGCCCAATTATCACCATGCGGTGATAGAAAATGCAACACCAAATGGAGAATTCACCGATTGGTGTTCGTCCGCCGACAATGAGGACATGGAAAACTCGATGGCCGGCATACGAAGAGCGAACCTAGCTCGACTCATCGAGCGGGATTTCGCCGGCAATCTGTCTGCTATCGCGCGAATCCATGACCCTCAAAACCCAAAGCCTCAGTACTTCAGTGACATCCTCCGTCCCAGCAGCGGCAAGTCTTTCGGGGAAAAGGCCGCCAGGAAGATCGAACAGGCTGTAGGGCTCGTACTCGGCCAACTCGACATCCGTAATAGCCCCCTTCTGATCGACCACACTCGAAAGGATGTCGTCAAAGACACGCTCCTATCGACGATTGATGACCTTGACCGGGACGAGCAGCGAGAGGCCCTGGCCGCTATTCGGAAGATTCAGGCTCGCCGCGGCACACGCCGAAAAGTCGCGGTCTAAGCCCCCCCCATAGACACCCAACAGCAAGGGGAGACTCAGGATGAAAGGCAAAAGCGCCCTACTGGCTCTCACCGTCGCCCTAGCTAGCTGCGCCAGCCAGAAAGCCGTCTATCTTCCAGACGGTCGCCAGGGCTATGCGATCGGATGCAGCGGCTCTGCTCTGGATTGGTCGTTGTGCTACGAGAAAGCCGGAGAGATATGCAAGGAAAACGGCTACGACGTGATCCAGAAGAGTGACGAGCAGGGCGTGGCCGTCTCTGGAACCCAGTACGGCGTCTTCGGTGGTAGCACGCACAACCGCTCCATGATGATCGTCTGCAAATAGCACCTGTTCGGCAATACACCCAAGGACCCGGCCCCAGCGCCGGGTTTTTTGTGGCCAGAGATCTCGTGCACCCGCAGTTTCACCATTTGGTGTTGACAGCTTACACCATTTGGTGTCCAATACTTCCATGCACCTCACCAAGCGCGAACAGCACCTCCTCTACATCAGCGTCTGCGCCGCAGTTCACGGCGCTATCTCTAACAAAGGTCGCGCGAAGGCGATGGAGGCTGCGCAGAAGGCGCACGAGCGAGCAGCTGCAGCTTTGCTGCAGACACGGCTGGCAGCGAAGCGGAAGTAATCGGACAGATCGGGAGTTGAGCATGTTCCAGAACCTAAAGAAAGGCGACGCAGTGAAAGGGCGCTACCTCGGCGTCGAGTTCACGGGCACGGTTCGCAGCAACCGCCTGAACGAGCGCACCCAGAACATCGAGCTAGAAATCGACTTCCCGGCCCCGCTCTCTGGCTTCCGTGGTCGTGACTGGGATGTGCGCAGCGGCGTGATCCTCGTCGATCTCGCCGAAGGCGATTACTTGAAGGTGGCGGCATGAGCCACCTCACGAACAAGCAGCTCGCCTCACGCCTGCGTGGCATCGGTGCGAGTCAGAAGCTCGCCTTGTTGGCGTTCGCCGAGGACGGCTCCTGCACGGAATACCTGATTGACGCCGCCGCCAGACTTGAACGCTTAGATCGTTTCCGAGATTGGATTCTCGGCGGCATGCACGAAGGCGAATACGTCGGGCAATCGCCTGTTGAGCTGTGGGAGATGAGCGCCCCCGACTGCGTTGAATGTGAGGGCAGTGGCGAGTCCGGTCACGTGCATCACGATGGAACGCGGTACTCGACCAAAGAGCCGCCCTGCTCTGTTTGTGGCGGCAGCGGTAAGGCCAGCTAACAAATCATCACCTGCTCTGGAGAACGACATGAATAACCGACGCACAGTGATCCTCCGAAAGATCGGCAATGCGAAGACGTGGGACGGACAGGACATGTGGGGCCTGTGGGTCAGCAAAGGCGGCGATCTGTGGAACTGGGGCTCGCGCGCCGCGATGGTCGAATTCCTCAATGACAGCGCCGCCGCGACCTTCTGATAGAGCGAGAGCGCAATGAACGTTGCAGGCATCTTCGACGCATTCATGAAGGCTTCCGACATCGTCGCTCTTCGTGATCAGGCGCTGCGGAAGCAAGAGCAGATCGACTCTGTTCGATCCCGCCTCTGCGGGAACTGCGCCCACTGGATGAAGACCACGTGCGCACCAGAGAAGGTGCACGGCCAGTTCAAGTCGATGGCCAGTCCGGCATGCGCCGCATTCGCTCAGTGCGTCAGCTCGCGCGACTTGGAAGACAAGTTCCGCGGCGAGCTGGAACGGATCAACGGCCGCATAGCCACGACACTGACGCAGACCCGCTAACCCTCAGAGAGCGCACCGATGGAAACACTGAAAGAACTAGATCGTGCTGCTGCCGATGCGAAATGGGCGGCGTGCTACAGCCTCCGATCTGCGATGGACGGTGTGAATCTCAACATGGCAAGCGTCGCGAAAGCGATGTTCCACGCGGGCGAAGCCTGGGCGTACTACCAGGCACGCAATGTCGTGCACACGCTGGAAGACAGGCTGAGCGCGAAGAAGGTCAGGTAACACGAACTGACATGAACGTAGTGCTACTCAGGGTTGGTCGGCTCGTGGTGGGAAGTACAACCGCCACCTTGTGGGAAGTCAGCGATTTAAGCGACGTCCAACTTGATCGCCCGGACCATAGCAAACCGACCAACCGCTAAGTAGCACTCTGGAGAAAAACGTGAACCACGAAGCCGACCTCGCCGAATACCTGGTTGCTCAGCGCAAGCGAGAGCTGAAACGGCATCCGCGCTGCCCGGTCATCCTGTCTCGGCGCACATCTCGGGACATCGAGGCGAGCGCCATCCTGGAGATGACTGTCGATCGCATCAATGAGCTTCTTCGTGAGTTCGAAACGAGAGCCGCATGAACGCACTAGCCAAACACACCTCGGCTGCAATCGACCGGATCACCGGGCAGACCCAGCGCAGATCTGCTGCATTCGACATCCAGCGCGATGAGATCGGGAAGGACGTCGCCCTGGATGAAATCCTGGAAGCCTTTCACGTGCATTGGACGCGGGTCCTGGACGAGTTCCAGGACGGCGATGAGCTTGCCATCGGGCGGCGTGTCTCGAACATCCTGTTCGCCGTTGCAGACCGTATCCGTGAAAGCAACGAGAAGCGCGAGCGCGCAAAGGATCGGCCGTGATTATCAGATTCCCGCCTTACGTGGACATCCGCAATGGTAAGCCACCGATGGCTCGCTTCGTGTCCTGGTGGCGACGAGCATTCAAGAGACCGCCGGCCAATGTCGCGCGGCTGAGGAGACGAGCATGAGCGAAGAGTTAAAGCCCGGCACCCCGGCGCTAGCCGCAGCGCTGGCGAAGGCGAACGCGGAGATCCACAACCCGACCTTCGACAAGGAGAACCCGCACTTCCGGTCGAGGTTCGCGAGCCTGGCGGCCGTGCGAAACGCTCTGGTTCCCGTCTACGCCAAGAACGGCCTGAGCATCATTCAGGACCTGCAGACGACGGAGCGCGGGGTGGCGTGCTTCACGACGCTGCTGCACTCCTCTGGCGAGGAAAGGACGTACGGGCCACTGGTGGTCCCGCTGTCAAAGCAGGATGCCCAGGGGATCGGTGCTGCTGGCACATACGCCAAGCGCATCGCTCTGCAGGGTATTGCCTGCGTGGTGGGTGATGACGATGACGACGGAGAGACGGCTGTGGGGCGTGATACCGGGAGCAAGGACTTGGACCGCCCCCGCGGGGTTCGAACGGTCGATCCGCGTGGGGACCTGGCTGGCAAGGCTGACCCTCAGCTGGTCGCGAAATTCGTCAAGCGGTTCACGGAGGCGATGGAGGCCGACAAGGAAGAGCGAGAAATCGCAGCCGACGTCTACAAGATCCATCTTGAGGTGGCGACCGACGCTGGTCTGTACATAGACATCGGCGATGCGCTTGGAAGCAAGTACAAGAACGCAATCCGCAAGTACGTCGATATCTACAAGAAGGCGGCAGCATGAGCTACGCGTCGTCAGCAAGAAGGCATGGCGCGAGTATCTGAATCTAGGCATCGATCGCGGGGAGACTCACACGTCATGAAGAAGGTTTACGACGCAGTAGCTACGACCGGCAAATACACCGACCGAGAGGGCAAGGAGAAAAACCGATACCTCACCGTCGGGGCCGTGTTCGTCAATGAAAGGAATCAGTATTCGCTAAAGCTAGAGGCGCTGCCCCTTGGGGCTGAGTTCAGCGGCTGGATCAACTTCTACGAGCCAAAGCAGAGGGGCGAACCCAAGCCAGAGAAGCCTGCCGCGGCGACTGCGAATGATGACTTTCAGGATACAGACATTCCATTTTGATCCATGCGCGGCCCGGTCACTCAAAGTCGTATGGAGGAAGCTCTTGAATACCTTTCTGACACCGACGAGGCGTGCGCAGAGCTTGGTGCAGATATGGAGCGCGCTGAGTTCCGAGCCAAGCGAACGAAGTCTACTGTTTTCACGCTATCGGCTGGTTCTGTGGCAGAGCGCAATGCGCTGGCCGACACGCATCCAGACACCGAAGCAGCCTATGAGAAGTATTTCGAGGCTCACCGGAAGTTCAACGCGATGAGGAACAAGCGAGGCACTGAGTCTATCGTCGTTGAGACTTGGCGCTCACTGAATGCGAACCGGAGGCAAGGTGGCTAAGGATCTTAGAAAGATCGCACGTACTCAGGAGTGCTACCTGCGCCTGTACCCGTTCTGCACCGGCGGGCAGTCGGCGCTGTGCCACTTGAGGATAGGAGGCACTGGCGGTACAGCACTGAAGCCTCCGGACATCTGTGGAGTGCCAGGCTGCAAGGCTTGTCACGACGTCATCGACGGCCGTACCTCTCAGAAGGTCTACACGCCGGTGCAGCTACGTGCAGAGATGTGCCGCGCTCAGAACCAGTGGCTCGAATGGCTTTGGAAAAACGAGATCGTAGTCGTGGTGGCCGCATGAACGAAGACAGATTCACTCCCGGCGATTGGCGTCACATTGAGGGCATCACCGGCTGGCGCCCTGGACTGCCCCGGATGCCCACGCTCGATGAGGTACTGCGCGCTCGCATTCGGTTCAACGAGGAGCGCAGGAGAGAACGGGCTGCGGCTGAACTCAAGAGGCGCGCGAGATGAGAACGGTCATTGACCTGAAGCCAGCTATTGCGATTGTCGAGACAGAGCGCAACGGAAGCTCGTCAACGAAACTGACGCTGATGGTGCCAGGCGATGCTGAGGTAGCGCCGGAGAGCGTCTTCCTGACGCTCAGCTCGGAGCAGGTGTCGTCGCTGGTCGATGCATTGCAGTTGTCGCGCGGACTGAGGGTGGCGACATGAGCGAGCAGCGATCTTCTGAGAAGCGGACCTTCGCAGAGCGCCTGAAGCATGCCCGGAGTACCTGCGTGGGCGACCGATGGCTTAAGCGCAAGAATCCTGAGCATTGGTGCGAGGTGATATCGACCGACGGAGCCGGGAATCTGCGCCTCGCCCATTGGAACGGCAAGACAACGCGTAAGTGGTACAGCTATCTAGCGAGCGACTACGAACACGTTCATTTCGCGGCTGCGCCAGCTATTAGCGAACAAGACCCGACCACCTCGGACTCCCTGCTCTCTCGCTTGCAGCGCCGAGCGATGAAGGACTTGGAAGGCTGGTACATGAAGGGCGATCCGGAATGCGTTCCCGTGGAGATATCACGGCCAGTGCTGTCGGCCCTCGTCGAGTGTGCGGAGGCCCTGAAGGTATTCGCAGAGATGGATCGCGTAGGTGATGACCTGGGAGAGCTTGCTTGTCAGCGAGGAATCGCCAGCGATATGACGATTCTGACCAGCGGTGATTTCCGCCGCGCCGCACTCGCTCTGAAGAAGCTGGAGGCTCTGTGAGTCATCCGACCAAAGATGAGCAAGCCGCTAAGCGGATTCTGAACTTGTTCTATCTCCATTGGCGTGGACAGGTGAAGCAAGGGATTTCCTCCCCACTTGTTCCTGTAGAGCGCGCCGCTCTTGAAACTGCGTTCAAGTGGATATGCCAGAACTTTGAGGTGATCCAGAAATGAGCACCGAGCATGTCTCCGCAGATGACTGGGACGGCCCACGTGAAGGCGTTGGCTACGTGCTGTACCTGGAGCGGACCGTGCAGGCACTTCGCGAGCAGGCGGCTCGCTACGAGAACGGCAGGATCGTGATGATGGGCGAGCTGAAAGACGCTAAGCAGCTGGCAGTCAGGCTGACGAACCAACTGCGCAAGGCCCGCCGTGACATGGAGTGCAACGATCCAGGTAATGCCAGGACGATCTTTGAGGAATCACAAGAATGACAAATGAGAGAGTCCCCGAGCGCACGTCACTTCAGCGCGATGCTGATCGGCTTGACTGCGATCTATATCGACTGCTGTCGCGCGTCGAGGCGCTTTACGACGGTAATAAGCGCAATCGAGAGGTTCGGAAGTATCTCTCTGACTCACTGTCCGGCCTGCGCGGCGCTCGCGTCGGTCTGCGATGCCTGATGCACAAGTTCGACCGGGAGCGGACCGTATGAGCGATCCAACGGACAACCGCTTCTATCGCGAGAAGCAAGAGCAGCCCGCATCGAAGGACCTAGTCTCCGAACTTCGCGTCCACGATCACCTTGGGCCATTCCGAATGTCTGGAGTGATGCGAGAGGCAGCCGACGAGATCGAGCGGCTACAGAAAGAGAACGCGGACCTTGCGCACACGAAGTCGGCGCTGCAGGGGATGCTTGACGCAGCTGAGCAGCACGTCCGAGTGCTCCGCGATCAGGTAGCAGCTCACGAACCGCCGGCTGAGTGTCCAGACTGCGAGAAAGCACTGGAGGAGCGAGACTACGCCCAGGATAAGCTGCAGGAGACGCACATCGCGCTCGGCGGTGATGGTGAGTGGAGTGGCCGCATGCCACCGCAGGAGCCGCCTGACAGCGGTGATCTGCATCTCGATGTGCCGGCGCTTGCGGCCGAACGCATGGCTGAACTCGAACAGCTGCGAGCAGCGCAACCGCCACTCCCTGTTCGCCAGTTGTTCAATAAGGCTACCGGAGTGCAGAAGGGGAATCGCCTCAGCTTCTCGTTTGAGACAGAGGAAGAGGCAATACGAGCGTTTCACTACATCGCGACCCTAGGTGAGCTGGAGGCCAGTCGGCCCTCTCCAACGAAGGGAGCGGGCGATGCCGCGTAAGGCGAATCCGTGGCGACCCTGGTGTCATGCACCCGGAATGTGGTCGGTCGTGCGTGACGCGAAGCGTGGACTGCTGCAGTACTTCAAGCACGGGCGCGATGGCTACCTGAAATGGTTCGAGGCACTGCGTGTTGCTGCCGAAGCCAATAGAGCATCGCAGGGAGAGGAATCAGCTCCATGAAGGACTTCAAGGATCACCACGACCTGTTCGAAAAGGTTGG